CTAAAATTGGTAAAATATCGTTTGTTTGTGCGATAACTATAAAAGGTTTCAAAGCATCGGTATCAATATTTCCTGCAAAGCTTGTCAATGCTGGTATATCATTTTCTGTTAGCCATATTTTCATATCGTTTCTGTTTTATCAAGTTCTTTTTCTTCTTCAAAATCTTTAAACCAAGGCATAATTTCGCCATCTATTAAATCGGTTATCTGTTTAATTCCATCAACCCAATTCTGCCGTCGTGGATTAATCTTTTTACGATAAAATATTTTCAATGCCATTGAGTATTCGTCTGCATTATTTGAAAAGCCCCCACCTTGATTGTTTCCGCTAAATAAAATCCTTGGCATTCCGTGCGCAATTAAAATTTTACGTTCGGATTCTTCTGTAAAGAATGTAATATTTTCGCTTAAATTAGAAGGAGGTATTTTGTCGTAAGTAACTGCCTCTTCTATGCTGTCATTAAAAGATACAATTACCTTTGCGGTGTTCTTTGTACCTGATACTCTATCTCGTACCTTTTCGGCTTCTGATCTTGCAAGTTCTGGAGTTGCTTGTCTACCCTGATTATAGTTTACAATAACAACATCGTGAGAGCCGTTTTCAATATAATTTAATGCATAGTTTCCAACTCCACCTTCAAACTTTGCAAAAGGAATGCAAGAAAAATAATCTGGCACAGCAAAAAACGGTTCTGCTGTTGGTTGTCTTACTAAAAGTATTTCTAAATTTTGACCTTCTGTATATTGACCCGTAAATCTTGGGTAAAGCTCGGGACGGTATCTTTGCTTATTATCCCAATCGTAACTAAACCAATATCCTTCTACTTCTAAAGATAATTGATTGTATTTAATTCCCAATTTGTAAATCGGAATATACTTTATTTTTAGCGGTGTTTTTGTTTGCTCGTTCCAAATAACTTGAACGGCAAAACCACCATAAATTCCATCGTCTTTGCATGTTAGTAACACGTCCTCTGGAGACATATATTGTCTTAAATTAACCTTACCAGCTCCCTCGTCAATTAGTCCCTCCCCGTACATATAAGTACGAATATCATTTAATATTGAGCTATTAGTTGGGCTGTCCTCATACGCATCTTTATAAGTTATATAATTTGCGTTATTTACGTTGTTTTTGCTATTTAAAATATAATCAATGCCAACTCTTGGCTTAATGTCAATCGGTTGGTAAACGCTAAACTTTTCAACTTTACTTTCAAAAGTAAAAGTTTGCAATCCTTTATTTGTAGGTAAATCTTTCATTTTGTTCTGCATAATTAAAATTTTGAACGTTCGTACCTTCTTTTAAAATCTGTATTTTACCTAAATATAAAATCTCGTTACCTCTTTTTAATTCAAATTCAAATTTATCTAAAATCTTAAATTGAGCGGGCTGCATTGTAATTGTAATTTGTAATTTTTGCCCAACTATAAAAGTAAACGCTGGAGTAATAGTTGTACTGCCCGTTTCTTTTCGCAAAGTCAGAGTTAAATTATCACTTTCAAGTGGGTAAATTCTAGGAATTAATGAAAAAACTAACGGTGTATTAAGAAAAAGTACTTTCATTTTATTTTTTGGTATAAAAAAAGCCGTAAATAATACGGCTTTTAGTTTAGTTTATTTGAATTAAACAACCGCTTTCAATGCCGCTGCATATTCCACCAACGCTGGTGCTGTAAGTAAATATTCTCTTGAAAAATCTGGTTCCATCGTTTGAAATGTAACGGTAAATCCGTTAAGATCGCCAATTGTACCACCCGTTTGATCGTCAATTGTAATTGCCATTGCTCCATTCTGTGAACCTGCAACCGTGATAGTTCCATCTTTTCTTTCAATAAACAAAACAACCTCTCCGTCCAATAATTTCTTAACATCAGTAACGGTTTTAAGCGCATCCGATTTTGGAACGTTTAAGATAATTGGTAAATTTCCCGTAACTCCTTTACTTCTATTGTCTCCACCTGAAATTCCATTTTCTACATAGTTTGCAGTAGTTGCTTTGACTTCAAATCTCGCCAAAGTTGTTGAAGCAAACGAAGTAGCAATCTCAAGTACTCCAGTAGCTGTTGTAACTACTTTTGTAAGTGAATTGAAAACTCCAATTGATACGGCGTCTATTCCTGCTTGTCCTGATATACACGCTAATTTACGCGATCCTCCTAATGTAACACACATATATTTTTTGTTTTAAAAAGGGCGTATTTTCAACGCCCTAGTTATTTATTATCCTCCGTAAAGAACTCCGTCCGCTTGTGCCATTACCGTTGCATCTAAAGTGTAAATAGTTCGTACGAACATTACATCGCTATCATTGTCTACTTTACCAGTTTCAAAACTAGCGATATCAGCAGTTGAATCAGTTGAAAAGTAAATTACTGATGGTCTTTGAACGTAAACGAATCCAGTAGGGAATGGTACAAATTCAATTACTACTCCGTTGTATGAAATTACTTCGGCTGCTCCAGCACCTGTAACTAAAAAGTTAATTTGCTGTGAAGCACCTACTGCATTATTAGCGATTAAAATTAATTGTCTGTGTGCATAAGGTGCATACATAACTGGCAATTCAGCAGCTTCAAAGCTTTCTGGCTTAACCGCTGCGAAAATTTTAGCATATTCAGCGGCAATATTTGCAGCCGTTACGGTTGTACCTGTTACTTTTATATAGGCTCCTAAAGCTGTTTCATCATATAAAACGCGTGACAACACACCGTCAACACCTGCTAAATCAGCTGTATATCCTGCTGCTGCTGCTTTAGCGGCTGCCGTAATAGAGCCTTGACCAGCTCCAGCGGTTAACGCCGCTATTGATGCTTGAGTAGCTGCCGAAAATCCTGCCCAAAACTTTAATTGTGCATCCTGCGAAGTCTTTGGTGCGGTCAATTGTAGTACTTGAGTATTGAACTCTGAACTGTCAATATTTAACGCTCCTTGTGCCATATCTCGGTTAAATCGAGATTGTCTTAACGCTTCCATTTTGAACGTGTACTTGTACTCAATTTTCTTTGGATTTGCTACACGGTCTTTTAAAACGGGGCCGCCTAAAGAATTTAATCTTTCGCCTGTGTAAGCTTGACCAACAACGTTTACGGCTGTTTCCGTAATAATTGTGGAAGCTTTTACATCGTCTGCAAAATTTACTAAACCTTTTTCGACTGTTTTGTTTAAGAAAAAGATTTCTTGGATAATTGGGGAAACTGCTTCACCTCGGATTGCTATTGGACTATAAGTTATTGCCATTTTATTTTATTTTTTTATTGGTTGTTGTAAATTTTTAAATCATTTATTAAAAAATCAGCTTGTTCTTCTGTGTAATTTTCTATAATATGTAATTCTACATCTGTACCTTCTGGCAATGATTCTAAAAACATTTTATAATTTACATTATCGTCAAATGCATTTAAAATAATTTTACTTTCTTCTGTATCAACTTTTTTTTGAGTTGCCATATTTTATTTTTTTATTGGTTTTTTTTTGATTCTCGATATTTTTCTAGCGAAGTCATTTCTGCAAATTGCTTTTCTTTTGGCAAATTAACTATTGCTAATTTTTCGGCTTTGAAAACTGCTAAATCATTTTCGGCTTTCACTTTTTGTGACTTCATAGTTTCTAAAGTTGTAGCATCTTCAACATCTTTAGCCTGCATCGTTGCAATTTGCTCTTTTAGGTCTGCATTTTCAGCCATTGCGGCATCATACATTGTTTGTAATTCAACCATTGGATCTACAGGTGCGTCTAATGCTGGAACCCCTGGCACTTCTGCCATGTCTTGCGTTTCTTTATCATTCATCATAAAAAGGGACTTTGCAACCTCTATGACTTCTGCTATAAAGGATTTTTTTTCTTCTACATTCATATTTGTAATTGGGTTAATTATTTCGTAATCTAAAAACGCCTCTAAACTGATTCCATCTACTTCGCCTGTTTTGATAAACTTTTCCCAAACTTCATCGTTGTCGATTTTGAAACCAAGTATCAAGTCGCCCGCTTGCACGTCTTCCATTAAAAGTGTTTTACTTTTGTCTAATTCAGGGTTCAAAACTATCCAACTTTCAATCGGGTACACACCTGTAATCGATTCGTCTGAGTGGTTTAAACTCATTTTTGCAAGCCCTTGGTTATTGCTTTTGAAATAAGACTGCTGCATCTTTTCAACTTCCTCTGCATCAAAAGTTATATAAGCTGGTTCGCCGTTTATATCTTTACGAAAAATTTGCTTATTTGGTCGCATTGCCACCGAGTAAATAATTCGCTTTTCTTGGTTTGCAAAAAATACGGGTCTTTCGGTTTCGTCTGCAAACTTTGAAAGTTTAGTTTCAACTGCTGCTCCCAATACTATTGAGAAACAGTTGACATCAGTACCCGCCTTTAATTTTGCTTTGTAAACTTTCATAAAGCAAAGGTTGTTAATATTATTATGTAAAATGAAATTGTGGCACACAAAAAAACCCACTCGTTATGAGTGGGTTAAATTAGTTGGTTGTGTAAGTTTGTTTAATCAAATTTGCAATTAATCATTACTTTATGTGAACAATAGCAAATGTAGGTAATTATAACGCCTTGTTCAAAACCATAATTTAAAGGTACTAGCCTTTCGCCTATTCTTGGAATAATTCCTTTTTTTAGTAATTTTTTTAATAATTTTTCTATTTCACCAAATCCTATACTGTAAGCTTCCTCAGTAATAAAATTAGTAGGTAAGTTTTCAATTTCTAAATCTATTTTGTATTTCATAATTATTTAAGATTTTTAATGTAGGTTAATATTTTTTTAGGCGTTTTGTAAATTTTTATTTCAGTAGCCGCTTTTGCTAAAAAGTGATTGTTTTTAATTTTCATTTATTTTTTTGTTTTACTTCTAGGAAATCAATTTTATTTTTATTTCCTACTAAAGTATTATACTCTAGTTCGATCTTTAAAGAATTCAGTATCTTTCCTGCGGTATTTGCTAGTTCTTTACCGTCTTTTAAATCCATTTCTTTGGACTTAATTTTTTCGTAATTGTCTAACAAACTGTTTCTTAAATCTTTGATGTTTTGCATAATCTTTTTGTTTTAATTATTATTCTTTGTACTTCTATTAATTCAGGCGTAATTTGTTCTTTTGTAAATCCTTTTTGTGTTAAACACTTGTTTAAGTAAGAATTGCCTAATACTTTTATGGCTTTTATTGACCTTTCTTTTGCTTTTTCAGGATTTAGCAAATCGTATTTTATTTTATTTTTATTTATTTTGATAGAGTTCTTAATGCGATATAGGTTTGTTCTGGTGTTTGCGCATTTTTTACAAGTGTTACAAACTCCAATTTTTATTTTTTTATTTTTAACAAACAAATTTAAATCTTTTTTTTCGTTACATTTTTTACAAGTTTTTTCCATAATTTTTAAGTTTCAACAAAGATATAACTAATAACCTTATCAGGTACTATTTAATAAGACTTTAACACACAAAAAAAACCGCTACAATTAAGTAGCGGTTTTAATCTCCTTTCTTTTTAAATGGTTATTTACTTCTTACTAAAATATTGAAACAATGCTTCACAAATAATTTCGCTGATTGAACACTCTCGTTTCTTTGCTTCTAAACGTAACTTTAAAACGTACCACATTCTAGGGTACGCTACTATTCTATTTTCTTTTGCCATTTACAGAGAATTTGAATTAATTTTATTGTTGTCTAGTTGCTGTGCATCACTTACTTCTTTACTTACTACAAACGCTTGGATCGGTGGTTGTGCATTTAAGTTATTTACAACCGTGTTCCCAATTTGGTTTTCGCTAGATGCCTGAAATGCTACTTGTGGAGTTGCACTTGCAGCCGAACCACCGCCTCCACTTCTGCCACCGCTTGCTGCACCGCCACTTGGTGCCGACTTGCCGCCTGATGAAATACTTTGTATTGCTTTGGCAGCACTTGCAATAGTTGATCCAATTTGTAAACCTCCTTGTATTGTGTTTGCCGCGATAACTGGTACGGCAGTAGCTCCCAGAGATGCAACGGCTGATGGTGTAGCTAGTGCTAAAGTATTTGCTGCTCCAATTCCAGAAACGCTTT